CACATTTTCTCATGTTGGAGTTCCAGAGACTCGTGCCGGACAATGCGGTGGAGTCTTAGTAATGATAAACCCCAGTGCAAAGCGCAAATTAATTGGATTTCATGTATTAGGAGGTGGTCAATGCCTCAGTGCTATTCTAACTAAAGAGTATGTAGATAAATATTCAGTATGTAAAGTAGTTCCAGAAATTTTAGTAGAACATTGTGCAGCTCAAGAGCCAAATGGAGATATAGATTATTTAAATTTGTCCCCCTCAATTAGAGATAATCCGTTGTATCCAGCAGTACCAGATATAGAATATGTAGGCGAATATATTTGCAGAACTGTAGCAGGGTCTAACAGCAAGCTTATGGACCATCCCTTTAAAGGAACATTTGATATTAAAGTAGGACGTGCCCCAGTAAATATAGAAGATGTTGAAGATACTTCTCAACTTAAATTAAATGCCAAAGGTCAGCCAGATATTTTATATACACAACTTTGTAAATACTCTAAAACTTTTGCACCAGTAGAAGGTTTAGAAGACGATTTAGCACATATGGGTAGAGCCATATCAGATTTATTTATAGCCGAAATGCAAGGTGAAGACTTAACCGAAATGACAGAAGAAGAAGCTCTATCAGGTAGATTAGATTATCCAGATTCAGAACCATTAAATATGAAAACCACCGCGGGCGAACCTTGGTCGCGAGTAGGAAAAACTCCTGGTAAACAGAAAAATGCTTATTTAAAGATTAGAATAGAAGAAAATGGCAGGAAGATGTATACTATAGATAGAACAACACAACATGGTAAAGATTTAGCATTAGCTGTAGAACGTAAAGATAAATTTCTGAAGCAAGGAAAACGAGTTATGTCTATTTGGAAAAACTGCTTAAAAGATGAAACTAGACCATTGGAAAAATGTAGATTAGGTAAAACTAGATTGTTTACAGCCGTCCCATATGAAACTGCAATTTTATCAAGGAAATATTTTGGAAAATTTAAAGAAGTATGGCAGTCTAAACGTAAAGATCTTTTCCATTCAGTAGGTATCAATCCGTGTTCTAGAGAATGGACTCATTTAGCTAAGTATCTTTCAAACAAGGGAGAGGAATTTTATGATGCAGATTACTCAGCATACGATGGATCTTTAAGAGCAGATTTTATGATGACAGCAGGCGCAATAGTAATTAGAACAATTAATTATGTTTCAGGTATAGATGTAGATGCAGCCGCGACCCTATGGGGTGAGTATGTAGAGACATATCAAGTTAGTGGATCTAATATTCACTTAGTAAAGCATGGAAATCCATCAGGTAATCCTATGACAACCGTAATAAATTGTATTGTAAACTTCATGTATCATTGGTGGTGTTATAGGAAAATTACAGGAAAATTAAACTTGAACTCATTTACAAATAATGTAGGATTTACTTGTTTTGGTGATGATGTAGTGTTTTCAACAAATTCTAAAATCACAGGTTATAGTTTTACAGAAGTAGCAAAATGGATGAAAGTACTAGGACAAGATTATACAACAGCTCAGAAAGATAGTAATGATATAGGTGCTAGAAAATTAAGTGAGATAACTTTCCTTAAGCGTAGATTTGTATTAGAAAATGGATTTTATTTGTGCCCAATAGATAAAGACTCAATAGAACAACAGTTTAATTATACTAATATTGATGCAAACAATTCAGAAAACATTAAAGATCAGATAGATAATGCAATGGTAGAAGCGTGTCAGCATGGTAGGGACTATTTTGTTTATTTTAGAGAGAAAATTCGCAGTGCTTTATTCAACAATCATCATTTAAGGAGAGAGATAGGATTAGACCTACCAAATTATTCTAGTGTTGTAGAAATTCTGATTAAACGTTTCGATATATGATTACGTCGATAACTGCGTGTGTTGGTTTAAAATGTGTACATGTGCGCAAAGCCAAGACACGTTTGGACCCCAAGGGTCAAAATACTTTAGGGAAATCTCCGATAGCGGACTAGTATATCCTCGTACTAAACCTCGTGTAGAAAACCAAATTGATGTAGATCTCGTCAAGACCTATCTTCCTTGCCGCCGTAGGAGCGGCAAGTTCACTCCCTATGAACTAGGAAGAATCAAAGTAAATGTATATGGTTCAACCCAGTACACTTGCTCCGTCATAAACAAGATTGCCATGAAAATAGGAACTAAATATGACTTTATTTTTAGACGTAGATGTGTAGACGTAGTTATTTATCGCGAGGACGGTAAGTACAAATCAGTAGAACGTTATGACATCATGAAAGCCCCATCAACTCAATACCTTGTTTTTGAAAATCTCCCAGAAGTTAATGCAGCATACCACTATGTACCCATTGATGACAACACCCTCCGCCCACAAACTCGATACGGATTAGATTATGATATATATGACAACCAATACGTAGGTGGAGATAAAGTACAACTTGCCTTGAAGAACCCAGATATGGCCGTAGCCATGCTAGAATACATAAATAGACATCCTTCAGTACATGTCTATGAAGAGGGTGAACTTAGAGAACTCGTAAGATATTCAGTGTCTACTAATAAATGTGTTCACGGTAAGCGTAATGTAACATCAGTGTGTAATTGTATGGCTAGAATTAACAAGAAGAGTGTAGTTAGAGAACAAGCAGATAATGGTAAGATGCAAGATGGAGTTAGAGCTAAGAAACGTGTTCATTATTCCCATACAGAAACTAAAGCCGTAGTATTTGACAACATACAGACAGACCTTTCAGAACAAGCCATAGATTGCCCCAACGATCAAGTAGGACAGAATTCATCCCGTCAAACTTCAATGATCCGAACTCCCTCTGGTATGAAAGAAGTAATCCATATGAGTAATGATGCTATAGGTAACCATAAACAATTAGATTATATGCCGTCAGTTAAATTTCCAGAAACAGGTTTTGTTTGGGGAGCCAACCAAACATTTAATGAAAGAACTAAATATTATATGCAACCTTTTACTTATTTTAACACTATGTATTTATTCAGAATTATTGCAAAGCCTCCCCTCTTCTCTGCTCAGCGTGTGTGGGTTTCAGTTAGATATAATGATACAGCAGGTCAATCCAATCTAGGATTTGAATGGAACCCCTCAGAAGAGAATGAAATACATTGTTTAGTGCCATGGATTAGTCAAGACTTAGTAGCAGATGTAGAGAATGTAGATGATCATATGCCTATTATAGACGTTACAGAAATGACACAGACAATCTTTGCAGAGGGATTGCCGTCAACTATAGATTATGCAATTTATGTGGCCCCCATTAATATGTATCTCTATCTACCAAAACCAGTTTCTATTAGTGGTGTAACTCCCCCAACAACTTCAGATAAGAAACCTCTATATTTCTCACGTGTTATTGCTAGCCCAGATCAATTATCAGTTATTCAAAATACCGGAACTTCACAAATGAGAGTCTTAAGTGTTAGCGTTACAGATCCAGCAACAGACGCAAGTATTAAAGCAATTACCTCGACAGCAGCAACAGTAGATGTTTTCGATTATTCAGCAAATGCAATTGGAGGAACAAGACAATTTTATTTTCATAATTCTGGACAGCATGAATATACAAATTATACACTTTTAAATTGTAACGCAGAAATTTATCTTCAATATACCGATGCCCCTGATACTCTTACATTAATTGATGAATTTAATATTTTCTCCACCACCTATAACTATCCTTCTCAAAATTATTATATTGATTTGCTAACAGTTTATCTTTCTGATTTGTCAGATAGGGAGATTCTTTTAGACGGTGATGCTAATAGAGCAAATGACAAGATTATTATTAAAGATGGTGTATTTTACAATGTATTCCCCCATC